AACAAACTCAAACATTTTAGGCTGCGATCCTAAATTAAAATCTACTGTTACAATCTTTTCAGTAAACATACTGATGCCGTCAACCTGTATGGTATAGCTTAAACTCTCTCCCGCTCCAATATTAGACCAGTCTATCCCTAACATTATACGAGTAAGAAAATAATCAGCAGGGTTAGTATAATCGAGGAGCGTTAGAGCGGAAGCGGTTAGACTTTTATTTCCGCTCCAACCATAGATATAACCCTCTTTAACTCTTAATATTGATTGGCTTGGCGCTAAACTCATTCGTAAACTCTACCAGTAAAAGTAGATCCTAATACAATACTACCACCACCACTTAACATAGTAAATAATATCCTTACTCTACTTAATGGAGGTATAATAATAGGAATCCAGTTCTCAGGATTCATAGTTGGTCTAGGTTCACCATGTCCAGTGCCGATAAGGTTACCTGTAATACGTTCTCCATTTAATTCTAAATTATAATAAGAGTCTGAACCATCCGCACCGTTCTCTAACCATTGTATCTGAAGCTTACCGTCTATAACATGTTTACCAGTGCTAAAGTCTAAAGCAACATCATCGGTTCCCGAAACCGTAACACCACCGCTATAGGCATAGCAAAAATCTTTAACATATACTAGACCTTGACCCGTGCCTGTAAATGTGGCATTAGATCCTATTGCTTCTTTAGCCATGCTTATTCGAAATAAAGGGTAACTGCACCACTTGAAGCGGATGCACTACCACCGGCAGCGAACTGTATAGCTATTTGGAGGTCAACGTTGTTGACTCCTGCAATACTGAAGGCTACTGGCACGGAGTTAAACCCGACTGCTGCGGCAGCGTCGGCGGTATCTCCTGCAATACCCATTATTGTAAAGTTTTGTTCGCTCATGTTAGAACCAGACAAACGGCAAACGACTTGGTAGCCTTTTGCGTTAGTTGTGTCAAAAGCACAATCTACTCTTGAGATTCTGGAAGCCCCGTCAGGGACTTGTATGTTTCCTAAGCTGCTGCTTAGCATGTTGTCAGTTAAGGAAAAGTATGCCTTATCTGTTGGTGTTGCGTCAAATGTTCGTGTTATTGTTGTGGCCATTTTGTTTATAGTCTAAAGTAAAGCTTAGACCCTCCTAGTTTTAGTTGTGGAAACTGCCTACGGGCAAACGCTCCTAATGCAGCGATTCCTCCGGCGGTTACTAATGTCTTTCTTCCTGCGTCGGATGCAATCATATTAATTGCGTTACCTGATAAAGTATCGAATGCTTTACCTAGTTGTCCGTCAGTAATATCTTTTATGACTCCGTCACCCGTTACGGTTCCAACTCCGGCCATACCTGTTTGTGTGGCCTTTCCTGCGTTTAGGTATGCTGCTATTGCTAAACCTGACGCCATACCAGTTACGCTAGGGTGAGGTAGTGATTTTTTCATTCTTCTTACTCCGTTACTTTTGGACTTACGGGCTGTAGATCGCTTAGTAGTGCGCTTTCGAGTCCGACTTTTAGCAGCTTGATACCTTGCTTTAGAGATAAGTTTGTTATCTTTAAAATACATCATCCTGCCGTTTTTAGCTCTCTTAGCCCGTAATACCATATCCTGACTTAATAGATTCTGTTATTTATGCTCGGTGCCTAAACATTTAGCACAAAACCCTGTAATCTTACGACTCGGAGGTGCCCTTATTTGTTTGCCACACCCTCCTTTACAGTTTACTTTAGGCATGTTTCCAACATCATCCCACGTTTATCTATACAATCGCTAAAGTGTTGTCGACATTTTATACAGTAATCAGTAAAATTAAAATCGTGCTTATAGCGGTTCATTTTTGGCACCGTGTGCAGCCAAACTTATCAGTTCCTTTAATGGCTTCTACTAAGTTCCCCTCTATAACTTCGTTATTCCTTGTTACAGCGGGTCTCTGATACATAGTATTACACTCTGAACAGTTCTTATACTTGATAACTGTATTACAATCTTCGCAAGTTATAGCCATAACTCCGTTAATTATTTCTTCGCTATAACATTTAGGACATATTTGATACATATACATTCTTGTTACAACACTAGTAAACAGTTTACTTCTGTTTATCTCATGCTCACTTAGAAAGTCTCTAAGCTTAGTTGGAATAGTTACATTAACTAAACACTTGCTAATTACGTTGCCTTCAGAGTCACGCTCTGGAGGTCTACCTACTGGTCTAACCATAATGTTAGAATTAGATACCCTTATATATATTTATATGTATGTAATATTAATTATAGAAAAGGATCCATATCATAATACTTTCGATAATTTCTATTATAACAAGTAATATTTAAACCACACGGTTTAAAATAAGCAAAAAGAACCCGCCATACATACATAATAGGTATAATACATACATATAATTAATATGTATTGTATTAAGTTGTCTTATTTCTGTAAACCCATGCCTTCGCTAAGAGTTTTAACTGCGTTAGTGTCCGTTTTACTTGCGTTTTGTATGATTGGAAGTAGTTTACTTGCGGCCGCTTGTACGTACCAAGGTTGGCCACTTAGATCCTTTGTCATATTATGCAATAAACTTAACTGAGAGCCTTCCTCCCCTTTACCTAATTCTTTAGCAGCATTACCCATAGCTCCAGACCAAAACTTTTGTAATGATTCTCTAGCACGTGGTAACATAAATTCCTCGAAATCTTGAAGTGTTTGTTCTCTAATACTCCTAACTATAACCTCTAAACCTTCGTTTAAAGCTTTATCAGACTCGGAACTTAATAACCATAATTCAATCTTTTTTTGTGTCTTTAGTGGTATCCAATAAGTATAGATTACTAAGTATAATAAAAAGCTCATAATCCAAACAACAAGGAATTGTTCGTCGTTCATAATCCAAGGTTATCCTTTACCCATTTGGCACTAACTGAAAAACCTTTCTGAGCCATACACGAAACGATCCATAACTGAGCGACTCCGGGGACATAGTAAGTATAACCTAAATTCTTTTTAGCATTAGCATCACAATCCTTTAAAGCTTGTAAAAGGTTTTTAGTTGGTTCTATTACCGGTTCTAATGGTTCTAATATTGCCTCTTTACCTTCTTCTATAATTTCCTCCGCTGTTGGGACATCAATATCTTTAATTGTTTGTATAACTTCTTTAAGCATATCTAAAGCTTCGTCTATTGAATGGTAAAGAGAAGCCAAAACAACAGGCTTTGGTAAATTAAGATCTATAGTCGGTATTGATTCCGCTATTGCAATAAATTTAGCGGTTGCATCCGCTCGTTTATCAAATCTACAAGCTACTAACCACAAACCGCCAATTATGACAGGTTGCATAACAGAAACTATAGGTGGGATAAATCTATTCCACTTAACACCCTGGAGTAATTCTTTAAAATCCTTCTCAGATTTAGGTAATTTCATATCTTATAACCCGTTAACATAGCCGAAATACCCCCGTTATTGCCATCCTGAGTGGCTAAAATCTTAACTTGACTGTTAGGAGGAATAACAAACTCAAACATTTTAGGCTGCGATCCTAAATTAAAATCTACTGTTACAATCTTTTCAGTAAACATACTGATGCCGTCAACCTGTATGGTATAGCTTAAACTCTCTCCCGCTCCAATATTAGACCAGTCTATCCCTAACAT